TGGATAAAAGTTGAATATGAAGTTTATCTTCGTACGGAATATCAACAGCAACTGAATCAGCTTATTAGTCCTTTTTTCACGATTGCGGGCAATACTCGAATGCCCCGGCGCATCAGCAATGAAGGTCACTTTTATGAAGTGTTCATTGATGGAGGCTTTGCTAATAAATCTAACAAGGCAGCGCTTGGGATGGAGCAGAGAAACTATGAAACAACTGTCAAAATCGAAGTGCTTGGCTATCTTGTTGGCGAAGGCGAGAATCAGGAGCGCCCCAAGATAGTGCGCCGCGAAAATGCGGTGGAATTTAAGTTTGGAAGAGAAACCAGCGTCTTGGGAGATATCCCCCGGACTATTAAAGATGGAATTTATAGAGAATAATACCATTGCCCGTCTTTAACACTATTTACTTTGAACATTTTCACAATGTAGGAGAATATCAATAATGTCAGTTAAAAAGTATAGATTCGTATCCCCGGGAGTTTTCGTTAATGAGATTGACAATTCTCAAATCCCGGCTTCCCCCGCGGGCATCGGCCCCGTAGTTATCGGGCGCGCAGAAAAGGGACCCTCGTTGCGTCCTGTAACTGTTAGCTCTTTTGAAGAGTTTGTTAGCGTTTTTGGAACCCCGGCTCCCGGTGGCGCCGGCGACGATGTTTGGCGCGAAGGCACTGACAAGAGTGCGCCCACGTATGGCGCCTATGCAGCCCAAGCGTATCTTAAGAATAGCTCTCCCCTCACCTACATTCGTCTTTTGGGAGCACAGACCACTGCTGACGGTGGTCCCTCTGCTGGATCCATCGGCGAAGCCGGTTGGGAAAAGACCAACGCATACGGACTCTATGTTTTCCATGACACTTCGGGCACCAATGAGCTTACTGGCGCTTTAGCCGCGATATGGTACTGCAATAGCGGAACTGAGGTTGCCCTCTCGGGCGCAGCAGTAGTTTCTTCATCGACCGATGGAGTCGCCGAGCTCGGTATTGGAGCCCCCTCCTTTACAGGTAGCCACATCGTCCTCGCGGACACTGGTACCGATTTTGAATTCAAAATTCAGATCACGAACGCTAGCGGCAGCGACGACGCCAATAGCACTTTCACGGCTAACTTCACGGAAGGCGACTCTCGTTACATTCGCAAGGTCTTTAATACTAACCCCCAGCGAACAAATGCAGCAGTGGCATCCCCCGGTACGGCACTCCAGTATTTCCTAGGCGAGACTTTTGATCGCCACATGAAGGCGAATGTCACATCGACCCTGATTGCTGCATCGGCGACCGGGCGTACGCTGGGATCAATAGTTAAGATTCAGGGCGGCACCGGCGGAACGGTGAAGGGTTCGGATTTTGCTGGCAACTCAGCACAGTCCGCGCAGAGCCCCTCGATTATCTCTTGTCGTCTATCTCCGACAGATGGTCCTGAGAGCCTCTTTGCAATTCATGCCCTCCAAGAGCCTGGTGACTGGACAAACCGCAATATTAAGGTTTCGATTCAGGATATCCAACGCGCACCTACAAATGCGTATCGTTATGGCACCTTCTCGGTGGTTGTGAGACAACTAAGCGACTCTGACAACACTGTGCGTGTTATCGAGCAGTTTGATAATTGCGATCTTAACCCTGATTCTCTTAATTACGTTGCTCGTAAGGTTGGCGATCAGTATACTAGCTGGAGTGAATCCGAGCGCCGCTATGTTCAGAAGGGCGATTGGGTAAACAACTCTGCTTATATCCGAGTTGCTATGGACTCCAACGTTGATGCTGGAATGATGAACCCGTCACTCCTCCCCTTCGGTTATCGTGGAATCGTCAAGTATGACGATGAAGAACTTACGAATGCTTCGTCTGGTGATGGCAACTGGGCTACTGGCTCGATGGTCGCCGCTGATTTCCCTGCTACTCGTGCGGTAACTGGACAGTGGACTTCTGGGTCCCTATTTGCGATGTATTCCGTATTAAACGGAGCTGTATGGAATGTCACTAACACTATCGGCATCAAGGCACTCTACCCCACACCCGAACTGCGTGTTAGCGCATCTGACGGAAACTTAAGCAACAAGACAGATGCTTACTTCGGCTTCCAGACGGCTCAGTCGGCTGGCAGTACTGTGTTTGACAAGTCTACAATTGACTTGCTTCGTCCACGTGGCGGAATAGTGGGCAATATGTTCGCTGCATCCTCTGGTACTAAGACCGAACGCTCCCTGGAGTTCACCCTCGATGACGTTTCTGGTAGTGGTGTGTGGGTCAGTGGCTCGCACAACGCTGCAATCGGCGGCTACTCTGGTGGCTCCCTTACTCGTGCCGACGGCGCGGTGAGTGGTGTCCTCGATGCAGGCTTCGACCGCTTTAGTGTTCCGCTTTATGGCGGCTTTGATGGTGTTAACATCGCAGAGATGGATCCCTTCAATAGCGCAGCCCGCGTTATCCCTAGCACCGCGACGGATCAAACCAGTTATGTGTTTAATACCTACCGACGCACCATTGACGCAATTTCGGACCCCGAGGTTATCGAGATGAATCTCGCAACGATCCCGGGTCTTCGCAATGAAGGATTAACCACGAATTTGGTTAATATGTGTGAAGATCGTGCCGACGCTCTGGCTATCATCGACCTTGCTGAGGGATTCGTCCCACGTGCGGAGTCCAATGCATCGTCAGCAACCCGTCGTCAGAATACCTCTTCTGAGATCAGGGCGACGGTTAATGCTATGCGCTCACGGGGACTCAATAGTTCCTACGGTTGCGCCTACTACCCATGGGTTCGTGGACGCGACGTCCTGAACGGAGCCTTCGTTTGGCTTCCGCCCTCTATCCCCGCTCTCGGAACCCTTTCGAGTTCCCAGCGTAAGACGCAGGTCTGGTTCGCACCAGCCGGCTTCAACCGCGGCGGACTGACAGAGGGTTCGGCAGGAATCCCGATTGTGGATGTGGCCCACCAGCTACGTCGCAAGGATCGTGACGATCTATACGCCGCGAATGTTAACCCCATTGCTAAGTTCCCCGCAGAAGGCATTGTAATCTTCGGTCAGAAGACCCTGCAGGTTACTCCTTCCGCTCTGGACCGTATTAACGTGCGCCGGCTCATGATCTTCGTGAAGAAGCGCATCTCGCAGATGGCAGCAAACCTTCTGTTTGATCCCAATGTTCAGGTGACATGGGACCGGTTCACCTCTAAGGTTAATCCTTTCTTGCAGTCGGTTAAGACCAACTTTGGACTTTCGGACTTCAAGGTTATCTTGGACGACACCACCACCACCCCGGAACTGGTTGATCGTAACATCATGTATGCTAAGATCTTCCTGAAGCCCACCCGAGCTATTGAATTCATCGCGATTGACTTCAATATTACACGAACGGGGGCAGCCTTCGAAGATTAAAAAATAATGTGGGGGGAATGTTCCCCCCGCACTATATATTATAGAATCTAATAGGAGATTAAAGAACATGGCATTTTGGAACAACGCACTATCAGAGCCCCGCAGAGCACATAGGTTTTTGCTCAACTTACCACTTCTAACTGTGGACGGACAAGGTATTAACGTGCAATATCTTGCAAAGACGGTTACGAAGCCGGCTTACACGATTAGTGAAACCGAGCATAAGTTTCTTGGAAACACTTATTACTATCCTGGTGCCGTTACCTGGGACACAGTTAGCGCTACGCTAGTGAATGCCGTGGACCCCGATGGCAACAAGATGCTTTATCAAGCACTATATCGCAGCGGATACTTTGATCCCAATGATCAGGCAGCTTTCTTTGGAGCGGGCGGTGGCGACCCCGCCAGTCTGGGTATCGCCCCAGGCACGCCCAACAAGGCGTCGGCACTTAACGCTACCGGTGATGTTTTAATCCGAGAAATTGACGGTCAGGGCATCAGCATTGGCACCTGGAAATTGAATAACCCATGGCTTACAAACGCTAAATTTGGCGATCTCGACTATGGGTCGGAAGAATTACTTAATCTTGAGCTTACTTTCCGCTATGATTGGGCTACATATACGGGTGGCCGCCTGGGAGGTACCGTCGAAAGAGGCGACATCGAGTCGGAAGAGAGCATCCTCGGGCGAAGCAGCCAATAAAGAGAGAAAGAAGGTGACATTTGTCAAAAAGAAGGAATAATCGTGAGCGAACGGGTGCTCCACAACAGGACGCCCCCGCTCCACCCCCACCAGTAGTAGAAAACAACACACAAGACATATTTTCATTCATAAACCCAACAGAGTTTGTGGATCTCCCCAGCAAGGGAGAGTTGTATGCAGAAACCCATCCCCTCTATGGGGTTGAGTCTTTAGAGATTCGTCATATGACAGCGAAAGAAGAAGATATTCTTACTTCCGAAGCTTTAATCAAAAAGGGAATTGCCCTTGACCGTGTGTTGGACTCATTAATTGTTGAAAAGAGCGTTAAAGCAGCCGACTTATTAATCGGTGACAAGAACGCCGTTCTTATTGCTGCCCGCATAACAGGCTTTGGTCCCGAATATAAGGTTTCCATCACCTGTCCCGGCTGTTCAACGACACAAGACGCCGAAGTAGACCTCAGCGAGATTGAGAACAAAGCAAGTGATGACGTCCAGGAGGGCGTTGGACGGTTGCCAAACGGGAATTACGAACTTACATTTTCTCAGTATGAGGGGCTAACGGTCGAA